CCAGTGACCGCCCCAGTAAGCGCTGCAGTGACCGATGTGGCAGTTACAGTGGTAAACGCACCAGTGCTTGGTGATGCCGCCCCAATGGGCGTACCGTCAATGTCACCGCCGTTTATATCGATACCAGTAATAGGCTGACCGCCACTAAGAAGGCTATCAGTTTTGTCCCAGTTGTCGTTTAAATCTGTCCCCCAACTATTGAGCGCAGCGCCCACTTGTGGTTTGTTAAAGCTGTAATTTGATGTAGGCATTACCTGTTACCCCGGATGTTTGTCCAATCTGCACTTGCTACTGTTTGAGTCGTCCATGTCGCTGTGCTTACCTCTACCGGCGTCCAGGTTGCCGGGTCAACGCTTTCTGGTGTCCACATACGGACCAAATCCGCAGTCATTGAGCTGGCTTGTAACGCAGAAGCACTACGCTCGCGTGTACGCCTGGCACCTTGGTAAACACTAAAGTTGTACTTATAATTACCGTACCGCATCAAGTCAGCCTGATATTAATCTGACCAATATTAAAAATGACCTGCTCAAGATCATTTCCATCGATTGCAGACTGTAGCGCTGCAGATGTTAATAAATTTCCACCAGTGAGAGCATCATAAACGCCGCAATACGTTAAATTACCCCACGGGTCATCAATTAAAAAATCAATACTGTTACTGTTGCTTGCCACATTCTGCGAAACGCTAAACGTAATCGTCCGTCGATAATAACTATCAGCAGAAGGCTCTGTGCCGCCACTGTCTGGATCGGCGCCAAGCAGACCGACATATAGCGTAGTCGGCGCTGTGTACGCTGAGCCGCCAAACACATGGTTTAGGACCGCGTTTTCAAGATACCCAGAAAAAGCCACTAGCCAAATCTCCAACGGGTATAACTTCGGCCTGTATCAAGCCCTTTTTTGCGCATCCTGATACCCATGCCGCTGTACTCTTGTGTCTTAGCCTCCTGGTTAAGCCTAACGACTGCAGCGCTATACAGCTGCGCCCATACGTTTATACGCTCATCATTAGCAAGATATGGGGCTGAATGCAGCAGAGATCCGTAAAGATAAATATCCGGGTCATAATCCAAAACCCAGTTGGTTGTCTCCGAATCACTCAAAGCCGGTATTTTTTGAAAGTAGATCAACTCTACCGCCAATGATTCACCAGGACTGGGCCAAAGCTCAAACTGGTCTTCAATATGCGTATAGTACCTAGGCGTACCGCCAACATCTTTACTATTCGCCCGACGCTCGTCCATCGCTGTGCTGTTTAAATACTCAATCGTACTGGTGCCGCCAGCTGTAAGCCTCAATCGCTTAGTCTCGACCCAATCTGACGGCCTTGTAAGATACTGGTTATCAGTTGTACTGGTAGCCCGGCTCTCCATTTTCCAATGGCGAATATCGCGCGACATTTGAGATTCAGCCAGCTCTATGAAAGTCGGAATGATTGATGTGAGATCATCCCGGTTCAAAAAGTCTGCGATCGTGCTTTTTAACTCATCGTAAGTGCTAAGTGCCATATTTAATTCCTCTGGCCCGATTTTATCACATTGCGGTCAATAAACCTTTAGGCTGCTCTTTTGGTAACTCTAAATCAACGGGAGCATCTTTTGCCCTACCCATACCGAAGGGCGATAAAGACAAAATACCAAACGCTGTCATTGCGCCATAGCCAAGCTTTTCTTTAATACCATCTGGCAGCTTGTTATACATCTCAGCGATCTTTTGTAGGCGCTCCCTGGAGCTTGTACCCATTGGAGCCTTTGCATCAAGCGCTGCATTCACCATTGGCACAACGTAATCCTCAAAAACCGGCTGCAGCATCGCTGCCTGGGCCTCAGCAAATTCTGGGCTTGGGTTGATCAGTTTGCTGTCGAGTATATCCTCGGCCTTTTCGGTCGACCCAACAAGCCCTGTGATTCCGCCTGCCACCATTCGTAAGGCGTCTTCTACCCCGCCTAACAGCATTTTGCCGGCCTCAGCCTCTGCAGCGCTGCCGGTCATCGGTAAACCCAGCAAACCGACAGCAGCAGCTGACTGAGCCGCACCCGCGGACTTTTTCTTTTCCTCCGCGATCTCTTTCATACCCTTTTTAATCTTCGCAGTGTAGTTATCCATGTAATCTGATTGTACGGGAGTGATGCCTAATCCATCGTCATCCAGTATAATCTGCAGGTTTCTTTCCACCGGGGCAATACCGAGAATATCTTCAGTGCTACGCGGCGACATTCCCCTCAATACTGATTCATCGTCGACAGATGGCTGTCCCAGGTACTGCATACGATACATCACATTGTTAGCCTCAACCTCGCCAACAATATTTTGATACATTGCAAAGTCTTGTGAATCTAAAGTAGTCAATAACGGGTTAGCTTTAAACGGCTCCTCCGCTTTACGGAAGTTTTCCGCCCTGTCTATCGCTTCATTTAGATTTTGTAGCTCCTCCATATCCAAGACAGATGTATTTTCTGGTCCAATTTTCTCTATTTTGGCAAGCAGGTTATTTCTGTCTGCTTTGAAGCTATCGAGAAGCGAGCTATCACCTCTCGCATCCTTTATACTTCTAACGCTACCGCCTGTAGCAAAACCCTCGCGCATTTGGATTGCGTGCTGCAGCTCATGTATAAGCACCCCAGGGTCTCTTTTATTGGGCGTCAGTGGCAAAAGGATCGCGTCCCATTTTGGATTATAACGACCGCCCTTTACTTCATCCCTGAAGTAAACGCGCAGATTTTTCAGATCCTGGATGCCAGAATATTGCGAAAGTAGCTGCTCATCTTTTATAAAATCACCGAGCAAGCCGTTGTCTTTTTGCTCTCGCGCCTTCCTTGTCATGGGAAGCTTAATACTGCTGGGCTGGTTTGGCAGCTCGGTCCGCCACTCACCATCTGCTTCGTTTTTCTCCCACCCGGTAAAACGCCAAATATCTTCTGGGTCGACACCCTCGTCTTCCATGCGCTTTGCCATCACCAGAAGATCGCTCCTGCCTGCTCCAGCCTTCGACATAACACCGACAAATGAAGCCTCGGCATCCTCAGATTGAGCACCAGCCAAAATACCAGCGCCTGCAATCGGCGCCATTTTGAGTGTAGCCGGCTGTCTAATCTTTTTAACAGCAACGCCAACGCCACTTAATCCGACCTTATTAGGGACATTTGTTACCTCATAGCCATCACCCAGAACGCTAGAGACATAATCTTTCAGCTCATCCTTTGTAAAAGCTTTTTGGTATTGTCCATCAGGCGTTATATATGACATCGGCTCAGAACCAAGCTCATGAGTCTCAGGTTTGTACCCAGCCTTAAACGCTTGTGGATTCCATGTTTGAATAACAGCTACACCATTGGGCTTTAATGCCTGGCCTATATTGGTAACTACCTCATCCCTCAGCCGCCTAACCTCACCATTAATAACAGTCTCCGGCTCAATCACGTTAATGACATTGGTGTTTATAATTCGACCGTATTTGTTTTTTGGAACGCTATTTGGGTCGGTAAATGTCGGATTGAACCCTTTTTGTGGGAACGGCTCGAACGTGTCTTTTATCCCGGTGGCCTTGGCGTTTAATCCAAGCCCGGCACCATAGTCCAGGGATCGACCCTTCGCGCCTATCTCATCTAAATACGCGGTTGCTTTTTTAGCAGTGCCAACCGTATTGGATCGCTGAGTGCCTTTTGATATATCTTTTGAAGCCTTCGCAACGTTTACTAAGGGAGAGGCTTCAACCTCTTCACCACCCAAAGCGCTTGCGCCGAGAATGCCTGCACCGCCTACTTGAGCAAGCAAGTTACTGCTATCTTTTTTGGCTGGATCGAAGGCTGCATTGATTGAGCGGATTTGGTCTGACTTCCACGGTATAACATGAACCTCGCCGCTTTCTGGAAAAGTCACTTTAACTCCATCGTATCCAGTCGCTTCGCTAAGCGCATCCCTGAATGCCATAGAGTCACCGTCAAACAAATCAGATTCTATTGTTTGAATATTTGTTCCCGCATACTTTTTAGCAATATCATCAAGCATCCAATCCTCGACACCGCCATCCCAAAAAGATTCATAGTGATCGCCTAAAGGGTTCATGTCTTCAGCATCAACCCCTCTCTTCAAAGCTTTTGAGTAATTGAGCATTGACCTTACTTGCTCGGGATTTAAATCAATAACGCCATCATTAAGATTTCGTGCTGCCGTGGCGTCCAACTCTAAAGGGTTTTCTAATCTTATAAATGATTGAATTACACCCGGCGAATCTTCACCCCCTAGCTTTGGCGTGTCGGCACCTAGTCGGCTTGTTGCGTACCCGCTTGCTGTTGATGGATTATTTGTAAAATAAAATCCACTTCCATATTGGTCATTCCCCTTGCCCGTTAATTCTGGGTTAAACCCATTATTTGCAATATCTTGAATATTCCCACTTCCATGATAGTAAACAGTATCAGTATCAAAGCCTTGGTCTTTGGCGCGCTTCAGTGCCGCAGTCATTGGGCCTGCCTCAGCCTCTTCACTACCTAACAGCCCTGGAGCAGCTAACCCCAGGCCAATGATTGTCGAAACCGGGCTGGCGCTTACTTTGATACCTTTAGACTCAAGGCTGCGCAACAAAGTCTCGTCGATGATGCCGCCAAACGGATTAAGCTCTGCTGACCGTCTTGCTTGATTGAACCCCTCTGCCGTCGATGGATCGCGGAATTGACCCTCTTCATCCATAAGTAATGACCGGCCAAAAGCGCTGTCTTTTGACATAGCAGGGTAAACATTCGTTGGCTCTAAATCCAGAAGCGTAGCGTCTGTTTCTAGTCGGCCCAACGGCTCGCCCGCAATCGCATCAGGGTAAGTTGTGTTCCCACGACCGCGAAGGTTTCCAGCATCCACATCAAACAAGCCAACATTTTTAAAGCCCAAAACGGGAGCGTTCAGCTGGTCTTGGTCCGCAATCGCAAGCCTTGCTTGGGGCAGTGAAATACCGCCGCTCTCCCTAAATCCTTTATCCATAATTTGCTGCTGGACACGCTTCCTTATCGGATCTGGCTGCAGCTGCATTTGTGTCGGGGCGTATGGGCTGTCGATGCCTACAAAATCAGGCACCAAGGCGCCTATCTCACGATTTAAGCGACGCTTTTCAGCTGAAGGCATATTTCTGGAGGCATACGACATCATTGCTCCAGCAGTCATTTCTGAAGCAAAATCACTACCGGTTGGGGTCATCCGCCAAGGTATAAATAGCGGGTCTCTGCCATATGTCTTTTTGAGCTCACGGCCTGCAGCAACCATCTTATCCACTGGCATAGAGTCTGACGCCCAAAGCTCGCGGTTACGAAACATAAAATCCTGACCGCCAGTCAAGGGTATCGGGTAGGCAAGCTCTTTATCACCGATGCCAGTTAAGAGACCAGATGCCGCGGTGCGGTCTGACATTGTTGAAAGATATGGGTAACCCTCTAAATCACTAAGGGTCAACGTGGGCGCATCAATAGGTTTGAGCTCATCAATAACCGGGCGGCCGTAAACATCACGCGGCTTTACCTTCGGTATGTCTCGAACCTCAAAACGATCATCAAACTCTTCTGGCTGAAATAGGACATCGAGAATGCCCTGCGCCCGCTTACCTAAAGCCATGTTCGTCTACCTGTTTGCGTTAAAGCACCCGATTATACCACGCCGCGAATGTTTCTCCTAAGTGGCTGACCCCACTCTTTGGCGGGTTTATAGCCCACAGCCAGGTATCTGAAAGCATCAGCGCCGTGACTGGTCCAGTCATGTAATGGGCGCCCCTTGAATGCCATGCTCTGCTCATTGTAGTCGCGCCGGTATTGACTCAAACAATCGATGCCCCGGCTGCATTTCTCTTCATCAAACCAACACCTGGGGATCAACGATCTGACTGCCTGTATGCCATCGTCAACCATTAGCTGCGGTGCGATGGTAATCGGCCTGACGCCAAGATTGCCGAGAGTCTCTAGCCTACTGTGGCCCGTACCGAGCTCCCTGACCCTTACATCGTGCGGCAGAATATGGTCACCATAAACATAACCCTTTTCATTCAGGACTTTGACGTAGTGGTCAAGGCCAACACCGCTGCACTCATAGTAATCAATTACCCTGACCTCTGGCCCGGCAAACTGAGCAAACCAGATGGCTGTCGAGTCACCTACACCCAAATCCCACGCAGTCACAACAGGCAGCGCCCGATCATACTTAACGCTTATCAGCCGATTCTCAGATCGAGCTGCGCGCATTTCTTCAGCATAGTAAGCGCCATCGACATGGACTAAGAAATCCCCCTCCCAAATATGATCGTAACTTTCTGGCCGTAGCCTCATATCGTCCTGTCTGGCCGCCTCCAGCACTTTCGGGAAAAACGGGTTATCACGCCAGTTAACCTGCACAACCTTCATATCGTCGCCTGGGTTAACCCTGAAGCGCTTATGGGTTGCACTATCTTTGTTCTCCGGGTTCCAGGTTACCCAAACTTCACTGCCAGCCTCGCGGACCGTCGGCACCAGCTTCGACCAGGCTGTCTCTGATACTGACTCGGCTTCATCAACCCAACAAAGTAGTATCCTGGCTTTTGATTTGATGCTATCAAGGTTTCTGCGCAGGCCGCTGAAAGTGTATGCAATTCGACCGTCTTTACTCCTGATAAACTTCTCGCCAATATCGTAGTAATCAGAAAGAAAATGGCAGGACCGGATTGCTGCCTTGATCTCTTCAAGCGAGCTGTCATCGAGTGAGTTTAAGTGCTCCCTGGCGCATAGTATCTGACCCTCGCGGCCCTCCATACCCCAGCAATAGCCTCTCACGGCAGTCATTAACGCAAACGACCTGGTTTTTGCCGACCCACGCCCACCGTAAGCGCAGCGATACCTGGCCTCGCCATCGAACAGATCGATTAGTTTTGGTGGTAATTGAATTGTTGCAACCTTACTCACTCGGCGCCTCAGCAGCCACCAGCTTGATCATGGTGGGCTTAAAGCTGTCATCACTACTGGTGACATCGAGTGCCGACTTATCACCCCACTTTCGAGGAGTCATGCGAGCACACTTCCACTTCCTGGAGTCAATCTGCAGCCTGCGTCGGTTAATCTCATTGGCATCAGCACCTTCTGGGATCTCATCAGCCAGGTCAACGATCTGGTCCGCATAGAAATCGCTCTGCAAGTCCCTCGCGCGCGTGTACTGCTCCGTAAACTCTACTTTGTCAGTATCATTAAGCCACTTCATTAGCGTTGATAGGGCGGGCATATGGGCATCTCGACACACTTGCCGGGCGCTCTCACCCTGGCTAATCCTTGTGCAGATTTCATTAGCGAGCTCAGTAGTAAAGATAGATGGTCTCATTGTTCACACACACAGATTTTTTCATAACACCGGCACTTAAACTCGACCTTTTCCTGCGCCAGTGTCACAACCTCTTCAAGTAGGTATTTATCCCTTTCCATAATTGCCAGAGCAAAGTCGGCAATCAAGTCCATAACAGACTCGTCTATATCTTGCTCATCAAATGGCCTGTCGATTACCAGCATTTTGCTCGGCCATCTTAAGAGCGTTTTCAACTATCTCGATCTGCTCAGCAGTTAACCAGTAAGTGACACACGATAATCCGCGCTCTTTTCGCCGCTTTCGCATTTCGCGCATAATCTCAGCTTTTGTTTTAGCCATTACCGCATTTGCCTTAAAATAAAAAACTCCCCATTGCCAAGCTCTGGGTGATTATCGTTAAACTTTCGACCGTAGTAAGGCGCCCAATTATTGTTCACCTTGTACTGCTCGCCTTCCATCTCGACAGCAGTATGCCACCGAATACGCTCAAACACAGCTTTTGCACTGTAGTGATTGCGGGCCTTTGCCGCTAACAACCCGAATCGCTCAAACATCTGCCAAAACTCCGGGTTCTCATTATCAAACTTCTGGAACGATGACCAATTATAATTCATTTTCACTTACTTTATCCTTTTCCGTTGATTTAATTTTGACCAGCTTTGGTTCGCACCTCCACTCGCAGCACTCGCTGACGATGTAGTAATAGCTCCCCTCAATCGGGTAACCGAAGTGCCTTGCCTCCGCCTGACCTAAACCGACCTTAATCGGCCAGCAACCCTCACCACAAGAGTCGCAGACCATCTCATGCAGTTGCAGCATCAAAACGACGGCTCATCGCTGCTTTGGAATACCTCATCCCATACCTGCCTTGCAACCTCAGCAGCATGGTCCGCCAGCTCGTCGGGAGCCAAATGTAAATTTGCATCAATCAACCCCCGCATTGCAGCCTTGAACTCATGCTCTGCAAACCCCTGGTGAGCCTCAGCGCTCATCTGATCGCCAAACCCGTTAAAATCTGCCATATCCTGCAAGTCACTAACTAAGCTTTCTATTTTGCTCATCTTTCTGCCCTCCTGTCCTTCATTTGGTCGTACAAGTAATCGCCGTAGCCGTCATCATCTAACGACTTCGGCACTTCGCCCCATCCACTACATCTGTAGCAAGTTGTGTCTGAGTGCATACCTTCCCCACTTCCAGCACAGTAACTACAAATCACCATGTCGTCATCCCGCCTAACCCTACGCATCACAGTTCACCTGCATCGAGCTGACGATTGTACTCTTCATCTTCGATTGATGGCCGCAGGTCATCTTCAAGCTGCTCTGGGAATCGCTCGACAATACTACTGACAGCTTTAGCTGTTATTTTGCGAACAAGCTCACCGCAAGCAGTAACATCAGTGGCAGCAGCGACTGAGATTGGGCCTGCATTCTCAACAAGCGCCTCTTCAATCTCTTCTCTCAAGTAGTCGACAATCGTGCAGTCACGGTCACTGCAGAGCGCATCAACCAACGCATCAATGCACTGGTTATCGGTCCAGGCTTCTCGCACTGGCTCTTGTGGGTTTAATGGTCTTTCGGATTGATTGAACATTTTTGCTCTCCTGAGTGATTAAAGTAAGTTGACGGAAAGTGGCTAAGAATTAAGCCACTCGTCGTATGTTTTTAATGGCGCACCATTGTTAGTGATGTCACCACCATTGCCGTCATCGGCAAAGG